GAGTGTGTGTGTGTGTGTGTGTGTGTGAGTCAGTGAGTGAGTATATTTTGTGTGCGCCAGTAGCTCACCATAAGCGCTTACGATGGATTGCACGCGCCAGCGATCATCTGTTACGCCTGATTGCCGCTCGTGCCATACAGAGCGACCTGATAGCGCGGATGATGTGGCGTCGTAAACAAATGTCTTGCTTGGAATTCGGTCGGACTCAAAGGTGAAAGCTGCAAAGTAGTTCCCGCCCTCGGCATAGGTCATAGTAAAGGCGTTACCTATCTCGTCCCGGGTAAACTCCTGTATGGCGTTATCGATAGCTGATGTGGATAACTTCACAGCAGACGAGCTACCAGTTACCCGCCAAATAGCCGTGCGCTCCTTCTTGCCGCCGCCGATAAACACCATTGAGTTATCGAAGTCAGCAATGCCAAACGGTGTATGTGCGCCCTTCTGGATATTGGCGCCGGGGATCCGCTGGAATGCAAAACCTGCACTATTTACGGTCTGGAATAGCTCGATAGTGTCCTCGCCAAACAGGAACAGCTCGTTATGGTTGACGAAAGACGCAACGATCAGATCTGGATCAATCTCAGCCGTGCCAAACTCAAGCGGATCAATGTCGCCAGGACTATTAAGCTCTGAGTGGAAGAAGGTCAGGCCGTTTGATGCTGTATATACATACAGTCCATCTTTAAACTCTACGGTATCCGATGGCTTAAAATCTGATAGCAATCTTTGACACGCTATCAGTCGTGGTATTGGTGGCCATCGATACGCGGCCTGATCCCTCAATAGTGCCGTGATTAGTCGATACGCCAGCAGAATCAATAGAGAACAGGCTATTCCCGTTAACAAAGAACGGCACGTTATTAACTAAGATGGACCCGCGATTAATCCCCGTCAGAGTAGCGAACGTACCAAGCCCTGAAGGCGGGAACAATGCCCGGCTATTCAGTGATGGTCCGTCAGACTGAGGAATCACAGGTACCCAGTTAATGCAGCGCTGAGCCGACAGCGGCAGAGAGTCGCTCTGGTAGAAGCCCGTGCTTATTGGCAGTGGTACGCGTGCCACTAGAAGTTCTCCTTGGTGTTCTCAGGGAAGAACCGGCGCTCAATATTAAAGTTTGAGCACTCATTACCGGACCCAATCGGCAGAGTTGAGGGGTATTCTACTTCGCCAATGTTAACTGTTAGCCGAAGCAAGCCGTTCATCGCGTCCTCTGCGGCCGCAGCTAGCGCTAGCTCTACAGTCTTTGAATACTCGGGGGCCATAAGAATAGCCAGATGCGGAATGATTGCAGCGTGCGCGTAACGAGGCGCTCTCAGCTCATCCTGTGCATCAGCTACCGGCGCAGCACCTGGAAGCGTACCATCCACACCCCAAAGGGCCATCAGGTCGTTAAGCAGGTCTAAGCCATCTTGCAATTCAGATGGCTCTAGAGGTGCCTCGGCAGTCTTAACGCCAAGCCTAATCAGTGCGCGCGTGATGAAGTGCGAGGCGGTGGCCATGACTAGTCCTTTTTATTGAGGGCTGTGCGTACTTCTTCGACCAGGCGCTTCAAACCTTTGCGGCGGTCAATATCAATGCCTAGGTGTTTCTTGGCGTAGTCTTCAAGCTGGTCTTTATTCATCAGCTCTAGATTAAGCTCGCCATTCAAGCAGTCAGCAACACCATCAACGGCATCTACCACCTGCTGTACTTTGAAAGGATCGTCAAGCTCTACGCCATGATCCTTCCAGTTTACGAATTCTGCGGGCGTATCTGCCCAGCCTTCTGCGTACAACTGCTCTGCTACTTCCTTGCTAACAATCTTGGGCGCTTTGGTCTGGTGATAGACCCAGCAACGATAATCAGACATAAATATTCCAGATAGTTAAAGGAAAGCGGGGGCCATTACAGCCCCCGGCTATCTTACGAGGTGATGCGGTTCGCAAAGCTTCGGTTTTGAACCTTCACACCGAACAAGATGTCGAAACGCAAAGTCTCGTCATCGTCACCGATGGCATACTGACGAACAGTACGAATAGAGATGCCGTCAACGGTAGCGCGACTAGATTCCGCGCCAGCACTTGGCATATCAATCTGAACGGTTGCCAGGGTAATGGCGTTCGGGTGGAAGGCCAGGTTCTGACGGTGCTGACTGTTAGCCACACCAGTGATAACGACAATAGCCGCATCGTCAGCCGGGGCCGCATCAACAGTCTGGTATGGGCCGCTAGTGATAATTGCCGGGGCAATAGTCAGGGTAGACGGGCCAGTAGTTGAGCCAGAGTTAGCGTCAGCAGTCACCACGAACTGAGCCAGAGAGCCGGTAGACTCCTTGGTTTCGCGGTTTACAGCGTTCACGCCTTCAATGGTGAAAACGTCGCCAGCCAGCAAGATGCCGGTGATATCGTTAGTCCATCCATCAGTAACCAGGCTTTGGGTATCGGTATCTTTAGAGGCCGCGTACGTCACGTTCTGAGCGGCACCATCTACCAAAGGAGTACCGCCATAGTTACCTACGGTGTGCATCTTCAGGCTCTGGTTCTCGAACAGATCGAAGCCGCCATAAGTACCAATCTTAGCCATCTCAATTGCCTTGCGGGCGATATCTTGAGGGAACACGCTTTGCAGGCCATTGGACAGGGTGACAGTGGATTGAGAATCAAAGAACGCGCTACGATCTTCCATCGGCACGCCTAGCTCGGACAACTTAGCTCCAGCATTAGCAACGTCCAAGAAGGTGCTTGGACCAGTACCGGGGGTTCCTGTGAAGTTAGGAATCTCGGTGTAGCTAGCAGCAATTGCGCTTTCTACCTGCTGGGCCAGTCGCTTCATTGCAGGCTTGATATAACGCTCGTTAGCGTCTTCAATCCGCAAGGTCAGGTCTTCGGAGGTCACAGCAAAAGCTACGTGCTTACGCTGATCCAAGGTCACAGATACGGTGCCTTCTTCGATGTCCTGCTTGACCAGGGTTGCACCATCAGTAGCAACAAACTCTACCGGGCGGCGAACGCGCGCAGTAGCGCCAATCTTGCCAGAGAAGATTTTGCTGTCATCTAGCTGGCGATCAACTTTACCGCCCAACATCAGCGCGTTTTTGAACTCTTTTACGGCGAACTTGGTTACAAGGTCCGTATTCTTAAAATCATTAGCCATTTTTAGTATTCCTTAATTGCTATGGCCTAGTCTAATGCACAGATTTCTTCTACTGTCATATCGGACAAGTCTTTATCCAATGCTCCACCAGAAGCTACCGGCTCAATAGGCGCAGGCGCTGCACTTTGTTTAGGGGTAGGTTTTACATTGGCCAATTGTGCAGTTAGTTCGCCTAGCTTCATTGCAGCAACCATAGGGCTGGAACTGGCAATTTCATCGGCAAGGTCAAGTCGCTGACCAAGAGCATAAGCCAATTCAGGCCCGTTCTCGGCTTGCATAATGGCGTCAAAGACTTCTCCAGGCAGCTCAGGGATATTCCCGATCACCTCTTGATAGTCTGGCGTTTTAGCTGTGAAGTCTGCAACCTTGACATTAAATGCCTTGGACACATCAGCTTGCTTGCCTGCTGCCACTGCCTGGTCTTGCTTCTGTGTTGCCGCTGCCATTCGCTGATCTACAGCGTGATTGATCAAAGCTGCATTAAATGCTTCCTGATCGAAATCAAACTGCTCCAGCGTTGGCGCTGCTGTGCTTGCTTGTGCTTGAGTGGCTGGTGCCGCCGCTGTCATTTCGTTTAGCTTGCGTTCCAACTCATCAGCACGGCGCTTTTCTGCGTACTTATCGGCCGTTACTTTGTTAATTCGCTTCTGAAAGCCGTCATTCTGTGGCTTTTCTTCGGCTAGAGGTGCTGATACCTCTTGTGCTGAGTCAAGCTTGATTCCGTCGTCTGGTTGCTCCGGTGCAACGTCTTGCGGGGCCAGGCCTTCATCTGCTAGTGCAGCGTCTGTCATTGTCTCGCCTCATTACTGAGTAGTTAGCCGCGATTAGGTCGCGTACCTGTATATCTGTACAACTGTGAACATGTACAGTATATCAATTTAATGAATGCAAGCAACAATACGTATAAATGGAGTGGATGCACTTTGCGATAGGCGTAAAAAAGCCCCAGTTAAGGGGCTGAATGCTACTCCACTACTTTATTATTGCGGGATCACCTCCTGGCCCTGCTGTTGTTGTAAAGACTGGACTATATCGGCTGCCTGCTCAGAGTTCGGGCCTTCGTCTAGCGCCTGCTGACCCTCTACCACGATATCATTCTGCTTGATGCGCATATCGTGCTCTTGCGCGGTTACAGGAATGCCTGCTTCCATTTGAGTCTGCAGGGTATCAACCAGCTTTTGCAGGGTCGCAACAGTCTCGCCCTGATCAGAGATGTTCTGGCTTCGGATGCCAGCAAGAATCTTGTCTGTCTTAGCATCGCGCTCCTCAATCTTGGATATCATGTCCTGAGTCTGCATCTGGACATTCTCTAGCAGGGCTAGCTGATTCGGGTCAGGCTGCTGCGGCTCATTAAGGCCCAGCTCTTCAATCTCTTCATCGGTAGGCTCTGCGATACCCTGCTGAATCATTCTCTTGCGTAGTCGCTTAGTGAGTTCTTCGCCCTCTACCAGATTCAGGTTCTTGGCGATAAGGTCAATACTCAGTTCCTCGAACACAGCCGAACCAGTGGCCAGCTCTATCAATTGCTGCGCTGACTCTTGACGCTGAGTGTTGAAGCTAGCCCCAGCTTCTACGACCGCATCATATTTGCCAACCGTCAAGTCGTTGACTATCACTTCTTTGCCGGTCTCCTGGTCTACGACGCGCTGATTGAACTCGTTAAGGGCCGCCGCGTTGATCGTTACTTCTTCGCTGGTGCCGTCAATGTTAAGCACGCGGATAATGCGCTCGGTGTCATAGATGCGAGGGATCAGGTCTATCAGGATCTCGGCGGCGTACTCTATACTCTTGTGCAGGTTGTCCGTGTAGATGAAGCTTCCACGGTCGCCCATGCGCTGCTCTGACTGGATAGCCTTGCCAGACTTAAGCTCAGCAGTAGCCCCCAGCGAAGGCGGGCTCATGCCAGTGGTTGCGTAGATATCCATTGCCGCCTGCTGCTCTTGCTGGATTAAAGCAGATTGCAGGGCTGGGGCTCCGGTACGCTGCGGGGCTCCAGGTGCCGCATCATCAGAGTTGTACAGCATGAACGGGTCATTACGTATATTGAAGTTCTTGAGCCGCCCCTCATACCCCTTAGCCTGCTTGGCAGTGATCCATATAGGATCTTTCGGGCTCAATGCGGTGGCTTCAATGGCTGCTGACTTGGAGTAGTTGTAAATACGCTGCGGGTCTTTGGCAGGCCGCACTAAGCCTCGAACATACTCTTGGCCCTCTATGCGCGTCACCTTGCCAAATACAGGGATGAGTGGGATAAACTTACCCGCCCAATCTTGCGCGCCAGATAGAAGCTCTGAGCCGCTCATGATGTACATGACAACTTTATGCGACTTGACCTTTCGTGTCTTTGTTACGGTTACGCCTTGTTCAGCTAGCTCATCAAGGACCGCAGCTTCTTCCGTTAGGTCGATAACATCACCGTTAGACATCAAACCTATTTCTTTAGTAACGGGAACCTTTACCCAGTACTCAGCGATGCGTACCCGGTCATTGGCGAACCATGACTTACACAGGTTGTTATTGAACTGTTCAACGTCGAATGAAGTGGCGGCATGACCAGGATAGGCCAGCTTAAACGCCTCATCGGTCATGAAGCGGGTAACAAAGGCGTACGTAGCGTCACGCTTGTCATAGTCGCGGGCTGATGGGTCAAACCATAGCGAGGTAGACGCCGAATCCAACGGCTTAATCTTGATATCTTGCTCGAAGATATCGTCGTCGGTGAACTCAGTAAGCACGCGGAAGCAACCATAACCGCCTGTAATAGCCTCATCAAACGAGCTGTCATAGGCGTTCTCAGCCTTAGATTGCGCTTCAATGTTACGAATCAGACCGGAGAATATCTTAGCTTGGTCAGCATTGGCACCACCAGACACAGGGCGTACCTTGATGCTAGTACGGTTCTGTCGCTGATCACCGACAAGCTGGTCAATAGCGCCAGCCACACGGTTGATCGTATAGCGTGGACGGTCTGCACGCTTGGCAATAGCATCTTCGTCCCACTGGCCATCAGGCAGATGCGCAAACTTGGCATCCTCTACCGCTAGCTTACGATTATCTCGCTCAGCGTTTACGATTAAGTCAAAGCGGGCAAGCGCTTCCTTGTGGACTTTATCTAACTTGTCCTGCTTTGATTCTCTGGCCATAGCTTAAAATTCCGTTGCGAAGTCAATATCAACTATATCGTCGTCAATCTCAGGCTCCACCATGCACATCATTAGTGCGTCTGCACGGTTAGGGCTTTCGATCTTCTCTAGCTTTTTCATTTCCTGCTTACTCATGATCTGAATCATGCCATTGCCACCAGGCTTCCGGGGTATGCGGCACAGCTCAGCCCGGAGCATATCAATTCGTTTGATATCAGATGACAAGCTTATCATTAATTCGGGATCAATATACTTTCCCTTAGTGACAGCCTTATAGGTCTGGTAGAACCTGTCTCTAAGCTTCCAGTAGTACTGGGCACGCTTGTTCTTGAACGTCTGCTTATTGCTGCGGATCTTGTCTTTGTCAGAACTACCTTCCTTCTGATCTGGACCCCAATACTTATCGTCGGGATTATCCGGCGACTCGCTGCCTCGGAATACCTTGTAGTCAACCTTGCGACCATCAAGCATTGCCGATACGTTGCTGCGCAAAGCAATACCCATGCCGTCACCGTCCCAGGTGTACAGGTCGGCGTCACTGTCGAGCGCGTACTGTGTAGCCCAGTCGCTACCTTCCTCTACGTCACCATGGTCCATTACGTCAACATCTAGGATTACTGAGCCCTGGCGCTTGCAGATACCCTTGTCATCTGGACCCGTGTCTGATGGGTCGTGCGCAACAATGATAGGGCCAATCGGTGCGAATCCTAGTTTCTTGTGCGCGTCGATAGCCGCATCAAACCACTCGACAGGGATGATAGCGTTGTCTACCGTATCGTTGAACTTGCCTTCCCATATCCAATCATACTTGGCCCGGCTCTGGTTCTCATAGTCCCAAGCCCGCAACATCTCCTGTTCTTTGTTCCACCAGGGATTATCCCGCCAGTTGATTACAACGATCAGATGAATGTCATCTTCGTAATAACCTTTCTCGTTCAGCTCCTTTAGGTAAGGAGTAATAAACCTTTGGCTGAAAGGATCTGCAGCAGACTGAGGATTAGCGCTAAACCAGCACTCAGCGCCAGGGTTACGTAATATCGTAGGTAGCAGCTTATCGAGGCTTTGTTGGCTGGCTCGCTGAGCTTCCTCATACCAGGAATACTTGTACCCCTGTGCTGACTGGATAGAATCAGGATTTCGTGCCGCTCCACGGTAGGTTGTGACCGCGCCGGTAATTGTGTCTGTGATCTTTGTTTCGCCAACGGTAAAGCCTTCCAACTTCATGCGGTCTTGTATCGAGCCTTGAATAACCCGATGCACTGAGTCGCTAATAGAATCTTGAAACTCACGCAGGCAATAGATATCAGCTGCCTCTGTACGCATCTTCATAGCAAAGATGTCAGCGAAGCCAATAGACTTGCCTGAGCCTCGACCACCTATAGCAACCTTTAGCGGCTTGGCAGTCGTTAGCAGCTTCTCAAGCTTTGAGTTTATTTTGAGGTGGGTGATAGAGGAGCCCCGACAACCAAGTTATAAATGCCTACTTCCTCATCATAGATTACCGATACGTTAGGCTTGTCATTACTCATGCTGACTCTACCTTTTGCGCTGCTCGAACGAACTCGATAGTGAACTTGGTATCCATGCCATCATCAGAGCCGCCTGTAAGGTCCACCTCTACGCTTTTAACGTCTGGCATGTACTTATTGATCAGCTTTAAACGAATGTCTGTAGCGGCCTTTAGAGCCTGTACTGATGTTGCGCTTAGCTTCTCATGCCCATCATGCAATTTTTCAGCAGTATCAATAACTTTCTGAACTAGGCCCTTGGCTGCTAGCTGCTCTCTTAAGAGGTTGGCGCGTAGCTTCTTATTCCTTGATGCGACTGTTTCACCCATTAGATTTGCCCCATCAGATACGCCATGAAAATAGAGCACATAACTGCGGCGGCAATAGCTAAAGAAAGAATTACCTCTTCAGCGTCGGGCCGCGAAAGCGTACAGTATACCTTCGAGTGATTCTCCATCTTATCAATGCGAGCATCGCCATAATTGAAAAGGTGTCTCTGCAAGTACTCTTCTCGCTCGCTTCTGCTTGCCTTGTCCATTGCCTGTATCTCCAGTTATCAGCGCCTCTTTAACCCGTGCGATAGGGTTGCCCGTTATGGGCTATGACAATACAGGAATCAGCTTGTAATCCCCGATAGCCTTGCTTGTTGCCGACAAATCAGCAGAGCCTTTGATCCGCCAATTGCCAGCATGAGAGAAGTCACCGCTCTTTGTAGTGTACTCCAGGTACTCATTAGCAATTAGAGTTGTGTCGTCAACTACTACGTCAACCGTACCCACTACTACGCCATCTGCTGCAGTACGAATCACTGAGCCGTGAGGCTGAGTCCTGATGTCGGTCGTATTGGTGTTTTCGCTCTGGCCAAACTCTGGCTGAATGATGAACTCTAACCCGGTGTTGGTAGATACGTCCTGGCCGATATTGGCCCTGATTACCTGGCCGAATTCATTCCTATTGATCGCTGGCATTGCCGTTAGCCTCCTTGTGCTTCTCTGCGACCCGCTTAGCCTTAGTGATATCTTCAGTGGCCGGGCCTATGATCTCGCTATTGTAGTACGGGGTGAATGCAAATACACCCTCGCTCCTCATAGCGCTTATTCTGTATGATCCGGACTGTACGTAATACTGGCCTTTTGCCTTCTTGCTCCATTCCATGGCGATCAATTCATACACTCAGTAGGCGTTGTGCCGTGCCAGGCACCTTCGAATACGTGCCTTAGCTCATGATGTAAGCATGACCACTCCTTTACCGTAGTCACCTCGCATACGTCATTACTGCACTGTGTACACCCTGCTACCGGATATCCCATGTCACACAGCTTTGTTGCCTGCTCTGCCGTATCCGTTAGCCGTAGGAGTATTACGTACTCATTTGACCCGCTCTTGAGGTTATAGGCGCAACCAGAGGTAAGGAGCGCTAACAGTGTTAATGCTATCTTCATTCCATACCTCATATAACACCTCAATGACAAAGACCTTCGGCTTTGTATTTCCTCGTTATAAATCCATGAACCGCATCACATAAAAACTATGGACCGCATTCATAACGTGAACTTTACCGTCTGGACCTTCCCACCTTGCGTAAAGCGTTCTCAGATTGATTTCTTGTGACTCAGCAAAGGCTGTAATGCTCATTCCTAGCTTGTCGTCAAGGTACTGCCTGAGCGTTCGTTCTTCGTCTTTTGCAAGATCTGTCATATTCATGGGGTTAATATATGCAAGATCCTGCAAAGAGTCAAGGATGGAGGGCTAGGATTCGTCGAGGACGCCTAGCTTAACTAGAAGCTTTCTGGCCAGGTAGATGCCGCCAAGGCCTTTGAATAGCATGTATGCAATATATACGGACCCTAGAACCTGTATGCACTCGGAGAAGCTTAGCGGCCCTAGGTGGTTGGCTAATAGGTAAGGTACGTGCTCTTGCGATATTGGGTCAGCACTGACGGCAGCTGTTGCAACGCCCCCCTTAACTACTTCGCCTGTCGTTAGGTGCAAGTTCGGATTTGTCATTACGCTTGCCCCTGAATGCCTTTAAGGCCGCGTATATACCCGCTGACACTTGAACCAGAAGAAGCAATAGAGGCCCGTAAGCTTGAAAATAGTCGTAGAATTCCATCCCTAGGGGCTCCCATTATTAGAACTGCGATCTCCGATGTGTTTAGAGTGGCGAGTATAACTGTATAATTTTCATAGAAGAATTCATATGATGTTACATAGCCACTATACGCCATTAGATGCAGCAATAACGCAACAACCTCAATCACAATTATTGAAAGGGTTAGCCTGCTAATCTCAATTGACCGAACAATATGAATAATTGCTAATGACCATGAGGCCTGCACAGCAAAGAACCACCCGCTATCTAGAACGAGCGTGGTAGTGGACAGTGCCCACATAGCAACGCAGGCTGTAAGAATAGCGAGATAGCGCATTACTTACGGATCTTCTTTGTCTTGCGTGGCTTCTTAGGCGGCTTTCCGTTTGCGCTTGGCATATCAATTCATCCAGTTAGTTAGTGTGCTAAAGCTGCATGTTAGCAAAAAGCCTGCCAACTGATCAAGCAGGCTCCACGTGCCCACAAGTGTTATGCCGATTACATACCAAAATATAACCATTCCTACCGCCTCCAGTCCGTTGTCGTTTTGTAGCTTACGGCTTCTCATAACGCCTCGATGCGGGGGCTTTCAGCCCCCAATCTCTTTGTTATAAACCCACTTCCCAGCTAGTGCCCTCTGCGGTATCGGTGAGAGCCACATTAAATAGTGCCAGCTCCGACTCAATCGCCTGCGCATCGGTGAGCTTGCCCGCCTTGTAGGCTGCGCGTCGCTCTGAAATCAGCTTCTCAATTGCATCAAACATGGTATTTCCTCTCGTTTATAACAATGCACAGCAACAGAGCTGCGCCGGTTGTGTTTGTGGTTATGCCAATTTAGGCCGACCAATAAAAGGCCAGCCCCTGTAAAACCAGTTGTCGCCATTATCAACAGGTAGCGCAGAAGGCAAAGGCTTTAACCATAAGTCAGCCTCAGCAGCCCTCCTCCGGACTAATCCTTTCAGAATTCGCCCGCCTGCCTTATTCCACCTGGACAACTGATAAGGCACATCTTCAAAGTCGCCCGAGTTAATCCGGCGCCTAAGTGTTGATGCACGGAATGCACCACTACCAAGGTTATAGACGAAGCTGGCCAATGCTGCCCGCTGATTCTCGTTCAGGTGGGGATTGCAATACCGGATAACGGCTTGCTCAGCCTTCTGCAGCTCATGATTAAGCCAGAACTTGGCCTGATCTTTGCTGCAATTTACATCTATCTGCTTAACTCGGCGGCCATCGGGATAGCGTGTTGTGCCATAGCCGATAGTCCAGACGCCAGCAGGGCATAGGTATGGCTTGGAGGAATAGCCCTCGAAGCCTGCAACCAGATCTACGCCAGCCTTATTCATTTGCGCGCACTACGATAGCCGAACAGGAACCCAAGCACCGCCTGTATGGATTCGCCAATCAATGAGCCCCACAGAAGCGCTACAGCCTGCTCAGCGTCGGCAAGGGTATTGACTGAATCAAGCACCGCATAAGCATAGAAGGCGCTCATACCGGCAAACATGAGGATTATGAGCGTTACAGCAAAAGGCCTTAGCGTTGCATTCCATGCATCAGCAAACTTGATTCCGGTCTGCTGCATACTGGCGACTGCAATCTGCCCTTGAGTGTCATAGGCCGCAATGTCAACTTCGCGATCCATTTCGGCAACTTTAGTCTCGCCCTGAACTTTAGCAATCTGTAGTTGCAGCTCAGTCTGAATTCGCAGGCTCTCAATCTCCCGCTTGTGCTCACGGGTTGCTGTGAATTCCTTCAGCAGCCCAGGAGCCGAACCAGATACAAGTCCGGTTATTGTTGAGATTAATGCCGTGATCATATCCTTCTCCGTTATTTGAAATGCGATGGCCAGCACTGATATCTGGCATCTTGACACCTTTGGGCCCCCGTCAAGGTTTACCCACGCGCTACAGGTTGCTTATCAGCCTAAGCATTCATCGCATAAGAAAGGACTCTAAACTTACGCCCGTGACACTCTAAGAATGCCAGGTTGTCGGGTAACGCAACCTCAGAGTCCTTACTTATGAAATGGCCGGTTACGCCATCCGGCATCAGCTTAACGCACTGATCGTTTCGAAGCGGCCGGTCTTCTCGTCCACCGGCAAGGACATATCCTACGCTAAAGTAAGCTTGTATTTAACTCCATCAATTTCAACCACCTTGCCAGCGCAAAGCTCAGACTTCTCTTCTTTCTGATCTGGCATACCAACCTCAACCAGATTACCGAAACAAACCTCACCAGCCTCAAGCTTGCCGCAGGTAATTTTCAGCTCATCTTCTTTTGGTGCGCGCCACATGCACAGGCCAGCTTCGATGCCATCGCCAGCTTCGATGCCAGTGCCAGCTTCGGCAATGATCCAGCCACTAACGGAAAGCGCTTTAAACTTCACCCAGCCTAAGCCTGATGCAATCTTTAAGTGTCCGCTGTAGTTAGACAGATCATCCTTTCCGATATATTCATTGGCACCATTAAAATCTTTCTTCGTTAGCTCTAAAGTTTCCATTTCTCTCTCCGGTTTAATTAATCGCGCATAGCACTTCGCCGAGTGAGGCCTTCGGCTCCCAATTTCCATGTTAGCCGTAAATTGCCATGCAAACGATTAGAGGCAAAGTCATCGCCGCTAAGCTACCCAAACTAATCAGCACGCCAGCAAAAACGCCCAGCATCAAGTCACGATCTACTACCATGTATTCGTTCATCGCTATTACCCCTTTAGCTCTTGCTCATAGGTCCGCAACTTTCTGCGGTGCTCTGGTGTGACATAGGCCGTAAATACTACCAGCCCATCATCCTTTCTCTGCTTGCGAAGCCTACGCATAAGCACCGCCTTGCTCGTTCGATCTTTCTTCACTGCCTAGCCCTCATTAGCCTTAACTGTATCTGGTAACTCGTTACTTGTATCGGTCATATTGGGCCGATCCTTAATAATAGGCTTATACTTCCCGTTGCACTGCCGACAAGCTCCATCAATCAAGCTGCTATCCCAATTCCCGCACAAATCACAATCGCCTGCCTTCATTTTGACCGCTCCAGTATTGGTTGTGTGCCTCACTTAACGCATCGCCGCGTGAGACGCTTCGCGCTCCCAAGCTCAATGTTAGCTGTCACCAGCAATTATCTTTTCCGCCGCTTCCCTAAGCGCCCGGTTATAAGCAATACATTCTTTGCTGGTTGCAAATTGGCTTACTGTTCCCTGCATATCGTATAGCTCGTCACTAATCCGCGCCCTCTCTTCTTTCAGGGCTTCGCATATCAGGTTTAGAGTCTCTTGTATTCCCGTCATCTCCATAGCCTCCACAGCTAACAAGTCAATCAATCGGGCGTCTCGGCCGCTTATTTCTGGGTTATTTCTTTCCGCTAAACTCTAGCGCCGCTTCATTCATGCGCTGATCGTAAATCTCTTTAGTGTCGCCCGGCTTAGTCGTGCAAGCCTTTCTAAGCGGACAGCCCACGCACGAACGAAGCGTATATTCCAGGCAAGTCGCTTTCACCGCATCACTTCGATTATCAGTCATTTTACCATCCCCGCTTCATAGAATGATTTGTACGTCGAAAGGCTTACCCATTTGCCCGGCTTGTACTCCACCTGGCATAGTCCTGGCACTGTGTATTTCGTGTTCACGCTCATTCTCAGGGCGGCTATCGAACAGCTGTCCTTGCCTATCTCAGTACCGGCCCATACGGTAAGAGTCATTAATACTGCCGAGACTAGAAATGCAGCCGCTGTATTTAGCTTTCTTTCTACTTCCTGATTAACGTTATTCATTTCCGCTCTCCCGTTTGGATAACTGAACTATAGCTAGTAACATGTTACCCGTCTAGGTCATATTAGGCCATTTATTCTCTATTCCTCGCATCCTCGCTTTTCCCAGCTTGTACCGCATCTCATCCTTGTATGAATGAGTGCGACCCTTGGCTTTGTCGTTGTCGTAAATCTGGCAAACAACCCGGTCCTCTTTGTACTGGGCCAGTATTGCAGGCGGTACTGCTTGCCGCTCCATTTCACGCCCGCCGAATAGTTCCGATAGGTCTAGCTGCAGGTGCTTGTATAGGTGCAGCCCGTTAGCGCCACAGGCGAAGCAATAGGCCTTTATAGAGCTGTCTGCCTCCTGCTTAATCGACATAGCGAAATCCTTGTCACCGTGCACCGGGCACCGGGCAGTCCACTTGTCCCGCCCTGCTGGCTTAATGTCATCGCCTAACGCTGCTAATAATTGATTCATACCGCCGCCTTCAGTGTCGCTAGTTTCTTATTGCCAGCCCAGCGCTTAATGTTTTTGTGCTTCACCCAGCCCTTAATCATCTTGCCCGCTGGTACAAAATCAGCCTGCATAGTGGGATTAACGCCGTATTTCTCCCGGTACTGCATATAAGCCCAGCCGGATTTGTACTTTTTATCCTCTGCGTATGCTGTTGCCTCGGAGAAGAATAGGGCTTTATCGTCTAGGCTATCCTTCTTGTTAGCCGTGGTTCCTGTGGTGATCTCCTGCAGCATAGATCCGTCAGTCTCCATGCGCTCCGATACTGGCACAGAATACCCGCAAGCCTGGCAGCTCATACCGCACATAGATTGGAAGCATTGCGGGCATTCCCTGGACTTAGATTCCTTCTTATCCTTCTGGTTGGTTAGGTCTTCCTCTTTGTGCGGCTTGGTGCCGTCGTGTAATTCAGTGGGTACGATGTCCTCGGCTCTGCCGAAGCGCTCTATATTGTTTGCGTGATCCAAATACACGCAATCTTGCTTGCCTTCTGTAGTGCGCATTCCACGGCCTACACGCTGCACAAAAGTCCTAACCGACTTCACCGGGAAGCAATCGATAATACAGCTCACTGTGGGGGCGTCGTATCCCGTATTCAGCAGTCGAGAGCACGAAAGCACCATAAATTCACCAGCATTGTGCGCCTTAAACATCATCTGCCGCTCGTCTTCTTCGGTGTAACAATCGATATGCTCAGCCGATATACCCGACTCTCGCAGCAACTCAACAAGGTATTTGCTGTGGTTCTGACTGGGGCTGAATGCGATGGTTTGACGACCTGCACCCCACTTCTTCCAGTTCTCGATAATAGCCCCTGTTAGCCGCTCCTTATCGCCGTCTGTGGCCGCTTCCAGGTCTTGAGCGCTGTAAGTGTTAGCGTCAGTGGAGCGTACTTTGGAGAGGTCTACGTGAGCCCCTCCGTAATAGCGTACTGGTGCCAGATATCCTTGCGCTAGCAGCTCTCTGGGGGTGATTGGTACTAGAAGATTGTTATACATTAACCCTAACCCCTTACTGTACGGGGTAGCGTCTAGCCCAATAATTGGAATGTTGTTGTAGGTCTCAGCAATTACCTTGTGAATCGGATAGACGGTAGAGCATTCGTCGATAATGGCCATATCAAATACAGGTAGCGGTCGCCCTGCTTTTTGTCTGGCCTGCAATGACTGGGCCGTGGCTATCTGAATGGGCGCGTTACTGTTCGATAAGTCGTGCTTAGCCTGGATAACCCCAAAATTAATGCCGAATGCTTCGAACTTCTCAATCGTCTGATTGGTTAGTTGCACCCGGTCACAGATGAAGATTCCCCGCTTCCCCTTATCCTGGCAGCGTTTCATCAGCTCAGCCGCTAGAATAGTTTTGCCAAACGAAGTAGCCGCCCCCACCACGGGCCGTTTAAGCCCGCGCCGGATTGAATCAGATATCATATTTATGGCTAAGTCTTGGTGCTCTCGTAACTGCATCTCTCCCTCTCCCTTTTTGCGCTAAATGGACAATATTACAGAATGCCCCTTTGGCACGTCGCAGTCATGAATACCGTAATGCTTTAGGACCGCATCAATAAGCACTTTCTCTCTGTCCCCGTTATATATGATGATCCGCTCCAGATCCCCCTCATAATCACACTCCTCCGACATATACCCATCACCCAGCTCTATCCCAGCTTCCTCGGCTATCACGTACAGATCGGCTCGAACTGAATAAAAGGCTCTGTTGCTGCACCCAAACTCTATACAGAAATATGGGGCTGGCCTAACGATTTGGCATACCTTTGGTTTTAGTTGATCCATAATCTATCCCCTTAATTAGTTGCTATTGGGCTTTGGTGGAAGTGGAGTCCAGTGGGTTACTATCGGCGGGAACACCTCGCCGCCATTGTGAACCCAGTCTGTTCCGTTATAATTAAGGACTTGAATCCACTCAGAAACAATGTCGTTAGCGGTAACTAGAACCCGATATCCTGACACGTCGTCCGGCAAAGCATCCTCCGCACTAATCCACTCCCCATACTTAGGCTCTGGCTTGTGTAGGCGGTAGGCTATGATGTCAAACCCGTTAGGCGCTTTGCTTGGATCTATGCGCCATGAAAACTCCCCTGCAGGACGGCATTCGTCAACGCTCCCATCTCTAAACTTAACGTCAACGACCGCAGCATTAGGCACCGGGTAAGCCCAGCTAACCCACTCTATCCAATCATTCATCTTCTCTCTCCCTTATTGGCCCTTTAGTGGGGTTATAGCTGATTAGCCAGCAGCATTAGCTCATGGCACGTTTGGTAGTCGTGGTAATCTGGCTGAGTCTCATCTATAGAGCTGATTCCGTCTTCCAGGATGGTGTTGAGCTCATCCAGTGCCGAAGATAATTCGCTTGCGGCGGACATTAGTAGCGCCTTCTGTTCTTCCTTACTCATCATTCCTCTCCTTTATTTAGACAATAGTGGTCATTAGCCGCGCTTTTCGATCAACCGGCCATCGTTAGCCCTAACCTGAATCTGTACGCGTCCATTTTGTGCCGTTTGTTGGTGTATCGTTAATGGCAAGTCGCTAATCTTGGGCTCTGCAATCCATTCCAATGCTCCTGCAATCGTCTTGATTTCGTGACTGCTTTCGGTTGTTGCTGAACCTCTTGGGCATTCCATTTACTTTCTCCAGGCAATATGGGTCATTAGATGGGTAGTTCTGACCTACCCCTACACTGGCTTGTGCTCTTGTTCTTAACCAATCGCTCTTATCAGGATATAGTTTTTCGTCTTACCGGACGCCTAAGCCTTAAAGCGGCAAACTGTTTAGTCATTGCTATCCTGTTTATGCCCACCATCTACGCCTTGAGTAAGCTCCGGTGTCCACACCCCATCTAATCCACGCCGCTTATCGTTGAGGGAAGCGGGCTTTGCTGGCTCCCTTTCGGGCCACCAACTGGTGCGGCGATCAATCAATTGGCAAATGTGCCTGTTGTAGTTATTGGGTGTTGCCGCTTGTTCCGTTTTAACCAGTGTGAACAGTTGCAATTAAACGTACTGGATTGCGGGCGGTGGTGATAATGGTAAACATCAGGGGGATTCGGTATAATCTATCCATCGCTGGATATTAGTGAACCGTTCCACTTAACTGTTTACTAGAAGGTGCTTCAACACCGACCGGCAATATCTGTATATTACGCCCCCTTCTTCCTCGGATCAAGGGGGCGTTTTTCTTTACAGCCCCATAATCTGGTGAGCTAGCGCCAATTTCGGCTGGAATATAGCCACCCAATTCCAGATATCCAAGAGATTGCAAATTGCGGCAATCGAGAGGGGCAGAGTAACGAGGGAATATGTCGCCCAGGTGGGGCATAGGCCAAGATCCCACAGCTCGTAAGGCTCATCCTTATCCTTTTGGTGCATGTAGTTAATAAGCTTTCGAATTGGCTTTGATGCCACGGCTATTCCTACCAGGCCGAAAACGCCAAAAAGTATATCCCCAATACCGCTCACTGATACGGCAGCGAGTGCCGCATCAATAGTCTCTGGCGTATACTTCTCAGCCAGGGTTTCTAGCTTATCCAGCAAATCAACTGCTTTATCTTCAAGATTACTCATAATCCTATACCCCTCAGTTAAATATCAAATGAAAAACTAACGCCTAGCCAAAACAGCATTAGTCTAGGGCTTCTATGTATTTGACGGCTGTGCGGTCATAGCTCACAGTTTTAAAATTGCGCGCTTCATCCTCAGAAGAAAAAGCTACAGGATCACCATTAAACTCATTAACCCAAATCACTTTAGGCTCTGGCTTGATGCGGTACTTTGCCAGTGGCGCAGAGAAATACAGGGGCTCACTAAGATCAGCCCATTCTCCATTCAGATTAACGCCCTGTATTTTCTTCCCATCCGCATAAGCCTGGTATATCTCTGCCCATTGTGCTGCTTCTTTACGATCCATTTGACTCTCTCCGCTATAATGTTATTGTTAACGGGCTTTCTCTCCCGTCAGCACTAGCCCCTTAATTGGGGCTTTTTATTGCCTGCTACAAAAGCTCAGGGCATTCGTAAATATTACCGATTACTTTGAACGTGTCATTCTCCGCCGTCGAATCAATCAGCGGCGCTGCGTGAAGGTGGCGATTTATGACACACACGCCATAGTGAGGGCAGATAATAACCTTGCAAGTGCCAAGCCCTTCTATCGCCAAGATATCCCCCTCGTAGATCTCCACTCCCCGCCCATCATTGAGGCAGGTGTATTGCATTAATTCTATGAACTCGGAGTCTATACACTCTTGCAGGCTATACTGAGAGCACCGCAAGATCCCTTCGCGAACCCACTCGTACTCGCCAGGGTCTTCTTCTGAAAAGGTGCCCATAGCTAGCAATTTTTTATGCCAAGCCCGAAACTTAATCTCCCGCATGCTATTTAGCCCCCTTCTTAATGTTTGCCTGAATCAATCCACGAACGATGGCTGCAAAGCTGTTACCAGTTCTAGCGGCTTCCTCTTCTAGCCACTTACGCTGTGCCTCGGTCGTTCGTATTGGTGCGAGTAATTTCTGCTTCATGCGAATCTCTTTGTTGGTTGATTTGGATTAATACTAGCTCACAAAAAAACCTAGGTCAACATCGAAACGGCGTTGACACGATATCTACCAATGGGCTATAGTTCAGTTGTCGAAACGGGAGAGAAGCATGATTGACCAAGTGACGGTAACGGCAAAGGAAGCGGCGATGCGTAGCTTTAAGGATGGGCTTGGCATGGAGTCAAACCCCTTTAACAACTACAGCGTTCACCATATGGATTTTAATATTGAGTTAGCACGGTTGCAGCATGATGAGCTGAAGCGTGAACTGGAAGAGATGAGGGGCGGGGCATGAGTGATAAGGTAGAAAGTTCGTTTGCGGTGCTGTCTCATATTGACTGTAGTGCGCATGTTGAGACTAAGGACAAGTTCAGCTATCTATCGTGGACTTGGGCTATTAGCACGCTGCTAAAAGTCTACCCTACCTCTACGTGGGACGTTAAGCGGTTCGAGGGGTCGCCTGTTATGACTACACCCCATGGTGTCTTTGTAGAGGTAGGGGTAACTGTAGAAGGAATTGAGCGTACACAGATCCACCCAATCCTGAACCATAAGAATGCGCCAATCTCTACGCCGTCCTCGTTTGAGGTTAACACCAGCATTCAACGGTGCTTGGTTAAGGCGATAGCGCTGCATGGTTTGGGTTTGTATATCTATGCCGGTGAGGATTTGCCACCGCAGCCAGAGCCTGAGCCAGCCACACAGGATCAGCGCAAGGCCATTCTTGATTTGCTGTCTACCACCGGAACAGATGAAGCCAAGTTCTACCAAGCCCTATCTGCCAAGGCTGGATATCAAGTAGTTGGGCTGGAGAATCTGGCGGACTGGTCTGCCAAGATGGCAATCGAAATGCTTGAGAAGAAGAAGGCAGATAACGCACACAAGGAAGCTGAATAATGTTCGTATACATTGACGTCGAAACAATCCCCACTCAGCCAGAAGCCGAAGCAAAAGCCGCTATCGCTGCGACTATCAAAGCCCCTACCGCAATGAAGAAGCAGGAAACCGTACACGCTTGGCATAATGGTGAAGGTAAATATGCAGGCGACAAGTTAGCGGCTATCGAGGACAAGTACCGCAAAACCTCGTTTGATGGTGGTCGTGGTGAGCTGATTAGTATTAGTTACGCTGACGAAGACGATGAGGTTGAATCTCTGCATCGACAACTTGGAGAGTCAGAGGCCTCGCTACTTGCCAGGTTCTTTGCCGAGCTAGATGTTCGCCTGGCCGGCCGACCGCCGTACTTCATTGGCCACAACGTGCCATTTGATCTGGGCTTCTTGTATCGCCGCGCTATCGTCCTGGGCGTTAAGCCACCATTTAAGCTTCCCTTTGATGGCCGTCATGGTAGCGACTACTTCGACACTATGCAGGCTTGGGCCGGGTTTCGTGAGCGTATCAGCCAAGATAATCTGTGTAGCATCCTAGGCTTGCCACAGAAGCCTGATGGCATTGACGGGTCAAAGGTCTGGGATTATGTGAAGGCGGGCAAGGTTGACGAGGTGGCGGAATATAACCGCTATGACGTGGAAGCCGTGCGCTTGATTCATAGGCGACTGACATTTTCTTGATTGATACCGCCTTGCTCGCGGGCTAAATCCCAGTGCAGCTACTTGGTATGTGTAAACGAACGGGATTGATTATGAAGATAGCCAACACTATACGAATGCAGGTGCTACGCGGGAAAGGTGAGGATATTAGGGCCTTGCTGTTGAACGGTAGCCAGATCGCATTACTTAGGAAGATAGGCGGTAAGGGCGTTACAAGCTGCTGGGTTGCGGGTGAAATGAACGTGAGCGTGCAGAATGCAAACGGCAAGCTGGAGCGCCTACGAAAAGGCGGATACCTGACTAGAGAGAATGAGGGCGACCCTAGTGGCGGTGACTTGTACATTTACGGATGCACGGTGCAAGTTTAAAACTTGCATAACAAGGAATAAGGGGAGTTAACATGCACCACGAAAAAGTAAGAATCGAATACAACGACGAAGACCTGCTGGTGAAGTTCACGGTAGATCCTGCTGATCCTGGCGGCGAACCACCTACACGAGCATGTATTAATGTATGCCAGTGCCTGGTAAGGGCTGGGGAGGAATGGCAAGCGACTATATTTAACGCCGATAGCGAGGAAGAAATAGCAGAGATTATAGCTAAGCAGATTGGCCTAAAGTGACCTGTTAAGGTAACGCGTTACTGTCTATAGTTAAGCTATCGAAACGGGAGAGTTAATATGAAAACAACAACTACATTCAGCGAACTCAAGTCTCTAGACGCTTGCCAGCCCGGATATAACAAGCTGGCCGAAAGCCTCGGCGGCGATGAAGTGTACGGAATGGATAAGGCTATTAAGTACAGTCGAATCCTTGAGTCTAACGGCGTAGATGATGCGTTGTGGGTTCTTGGCGAAGTTGAATTAAACGCAGAGCAAGAAAAGGGTCTACGGCTTTTCGCTTGCGATTGCGCAGAATCAACATTACATATTTTTGAAGCCGAACACCCCGAAGATAGTCGCCCGCGTGATGCCGTGCAGATGTCTCGCCGGTTCGCAGAAGGCGAATGCACGAAAGAAGACTTGGATGCTGCTTGGGCTGCTGCTAGGGCTGCTGCTTGGGCTGCTGCTAGGGCTGCTGCTTGGGCTGCTGCTAGGGCTGCTGCTGGGGATGCTGCTGGGGCTGCTGCTGGGGCTGCTGCTGGGGATGCTGCTGGGGCTGCTGCTGGGGATGCTGCTTGGGCTGCTGCTGGGGATGCTAGGGCTGCTGCTAGGGCTGCTGCTAGGGCTGCTGCTGGGGATGCTGCTGGGGATGCTGCTTGGGCTGCTGCTGGGGATGCTAGGGCTGCTGAAAAAGAAAAGCAGGCGGGATTATTGAAGGTCGTTCTGGTTGCGTGGGAGTCGTGAGCGGAGGGCGCAAGGTGTTCAGGGGTGATATGGAGTTGTTAATTATCCAGCTCCATGGCAAGACTCGTACGCAGGCGATGGACATTACCAAGGGGCGTGCTGAGCTTCTAGGCATGACCCCTACGGCACTGAGAAAGGCATACGCCAATGCTATGTATTCGGGTGTTGAGTCGTTACCAGTAAAGAAAACGTTATGGGGTCTCCAGCAAGAATCATTCTTACAGATGAACATGCACACCATGAGCCTGGCAGCAATTGCTGAACACTACAAAGGATGGAGGGCCTCAAATGCGAGCTAGTATCTTCTACCCAACGAAAGCGCAAATGAAATACATTGCGGATAACTTTGAGTTTACAAGCAGTCCGGATATGGCAAAGGAACTAGGGGTTACTCGATGGCAGGTTAAAAATCTACTTCATAAAGCTGGGATGGTAAGAAAAGATAGCCAGCACCCCCGGCGATTGAAGGTCGCAGCAGTAAAAAAGAATCGAGATAGTGTAATTAAATCATCAGCCAAATGGCTGTCAGTATCAATAACAGGATAGGAAAAGAATCATGGCAAAGATTGGCGTTTCACTTAAGATCGACGTTTCTAAGATTGATAAAGCTCGACTGTTTAAGGGCCAGAAAGGCACATATTTGGATATGACTGCCTTTATTGATTTGGAGCAATTGGACCAATACGGTAACTCCGGAATGATCACACAGGACGTGAGCAAGGAAGAAAAGGCGCAAGGCGCGCAAGGTGCAATCCTGGGCAACTCTAAGGTGTTCTGGAAGGATGCCGTCCAAGCACCAGCCGCACCACAAGCGCAGCAGCAGGCTCCACGCCAAGCGCCACAACAGGCACCTATGCAGCAGCCGCAGCAATACGTGCAGCAAGCACCAGCTCAGCAGCCACAAGGGCAGCCTTATCCGCCTATCAGTGACGATGAGCTCGACAGTGACTTGCCTTTTTGATCTAAGCAGCGGTCTGGATATTCCGGCCCGCATTAACAAGCAGAGAGAGATGCACTATGAAAACTGTAATAATGATAATCGGAATCGCCTTTTTATCCATGGCCGCCTTAGCTACACCAATTGCTGTTTGCCTGGGCGTTTACGATTGGGTTGGAAATGATGTTCAATTTAAATTTGCGCTGTGGTTTGGCCTTAAATCGTGGGTGGCCATGATCTCAACCGGGCTTATTGTCGGCCTGCCTTGCGCTGCAATCGCAAGTTAATACGAATAACAAGGGGATTGGGGGTCGAAAGGCCCCTAATTAACAGGGAGAATTAGCATGGATATAAAAGAAATAGAAGCGCGTGAGGCTCACTGTAGCGCAAAGATTGAAGCCTTCAATAGTACGCGTAACGCCTTGCGCCAGATGATGGCAAAGCATATGAGCCCGTTCGAACGTGGGGATATTATCCAGCACGAAGGGCACAAAGGGCTGGCAAAGGTGGGTAGTGTGCGCTGGTATTCGAGGAAGAAAGTAAGTATTGCGGTTTATTATATCGACGGTGACGGGGTGGAGGCTAAGAATATGCTGCCCGTTAATGACATACGCGAATGGAATATTCACGGGAAATAGGGGGAGGCAATGAGAGAGATGAAAGTTATAGCCGATATTAAGATTGCCACGGAGCTCGACAATGACGGGGAACTTGAGTTTTTTGCTCGTCATGCCTGTGACTATCTGGACAAGGATGATGCTATAGCCCTTGTTAATCACCTGGTACGCGTTTTCGATCTTTCCTATGAGTAATAAAGCCGTTATATCAACGGATCTGGATAGAATGCGCCTATGTGAGCTAATCATGGGCGTTAATCTGGACAAGCCGATGCATGTGGAGTGGAAGCCGTACAAGCCTCGCAGGTCGAATAATGCTAACTCACTGTATTGGGTGTGGATGGCAGAGCTGGCGGCCAAGTTTAGCGTTAGGGCTAAGTATACTGCTGACGACATGCACGACCTGATGCGGCACCAGTTCCTCGGGTATGAGCCTCGGACTATTGGGCGGACTCAACTGAAGGATGTGTTGCGTAGCACAAAGGGGCTGGATAGTGCCGAATTTTGCCACTATATGACCCAGATAGACGTGTGGGCGTTAGATAAGGGGGCTATGTTGAGTAGGCCAGAAGATAATGAATATTCTAAGTATAGGGAGAGTCAGGTATGAGTGAATGGGTGAAGGTATCAGATAGGATGCCGGAAGATGATGGCGAGGTCTTGGTTGTAGCTAACGATATAATTCAAGAGTGGGTACAGCCCCTGTATTTCGATAGTGATGTTTGCGAGTGGTATGTGATCCGTGGCCCCGTGTTTCCTCCGATAGTTACCCATTGGATGAATTATCCAGAGCCCCCAAATGAAAACCCTTAACCTGCGCATGAAGAAGTGCCGCACCTGTGGGGATAAGTTCAGGCCTTGGAATTCCCTTGCTACTGTATGTTCCCCTAAGTGCGCCCTAGCCTACGCAAAGGATCAAATACCTAAGGATGCAGCCATACATATAAAGAAGGCTGGAAAGGACGCCAGGGCGAAGCACAGAGCCGACAAGGATAGGATTAAGGCCCGCACAGGAAAGAATGGGCACTATGACGCCCTAAAAAAGGCATTGCACAAATACGTTAAGCACGCCTTGCGAGAAGGTGAGCCATGCTATACATGCGGCAAGCCTCAATCATATGGCGACAGCGGTGGCGCTTTCCACGTTGGACACTTTGTCCCTGCGAAAGAGGTCGATCCGCGCCGGTTCTTGCTGGAAAATCTGAGAATCCAATGTTATTCCTGTAACGCTATGCGCTCAGGAATGCGTGTAGAGTATAGAGCGGCAATGACTAATGAAATGGGGCTTGATCATGTCAAATGGCTTGAGGCCGAAGTCAACCACCCCAACTTAAAAGAAAAATACCCAGATATTGAAGATATTAAAAAAGAGGCCGCAATGTACAGGGAGTTATACCGAAAAGCTAAAATGTAGCTATAATACGTATGCGCCTAGGCTTAGCGGCTGAACGTGGGCTTCAATCACCCATTGGCGCTTCAATCAAGATTGATAACCGATAATTGTGAGGTTGCCATGAAAGCTAACAAATCAAAAGTAATAAATGGAAGGGGTTTCTCGCTGTGCGTTTGCGATTCCTGCCCTGCTGAATTTACTCGGAGGTCTGACGCTCGCCAATTTGATATTTGCAACGATTGCAGCCAATCGCTAGCGTCGAGCAAGAGGCGGACACACGGCGACAGCAACCTTAATAGCAGGCTCTACGTTACCTGGGGGAATATGAAGCGAAGGTGCTTAAATCCTACGGCCAAAGAGGAAAGAAACTACCGGTCTAGGGGCGTAACCATCTGCGATGAATGGCTTAGTTATATGGTCTTTAAGTCGTGGGCGCTAAACAATGGATACACGGACAAGCTAACCATAGACAGAGAAGACAATACAAAAGGTTATTCCCCTGAAAATTGCCGATTCGTTGACATTTCAACGCAAAACGCGAACAAAGGTATAACCAACAAGAACAAGAGCGGATATATAGGTGTAGCGGTTCGCGGCGACATGTTTACGGCGCAAGCTCAGTGGCTCGGAAAGACGCATAATCTTGGCCGGTTTGCCTGTCCAGTAGAGGCGGCCAAAACAAGGGACAAGTTTGTTACCGACAACAATCTACCCCATACACTGAATTTTATTTGATTGGCTGGAAGGTCCGCACAAGCCCGCTAAGTTTGACATCGAATACGCCAAGCGGATTAAGCGGATCTTTGTTAAGAAGAAGCGAATGCTTGAGAAGCGGAGGGAAGGCGGCCCAATATGAGCCGCCCCATTCCTTATACGCTGATTATGCCGTTAGGTTCTGGCTTCTGGATGTCTCTACCCACTGCAATGACCCCGCAGAATACCTGAATGCTAGGTAGTCTTGTTTGCCTACAATGGCGGTAACTGTGAAAGACCCGCCTGCAAGCCTGACATTAGCAGGGAACCCAGTTAGCGTGAAAGCTGAAGTGCCTTGCTTTATGCGTAGCTCAATCCGTTGGCCGTCAATAGGATCTGACGGAAATAGTATTGACGTCACATTCTGCGTCATAGCAGCTATCAAGGCAAAGGTACTCTTGATGCCTGATAGGTCAATAACACTTGTGGGGGTAATTACCTCCTGAAGAATACATTCACCAATACCATCTTGGATGGTCGTAGAGGACCTAAGGATATCTTCTCCGAAGTCTTCAAAGGTATAATATGTATTTACAGCCCCCCCTGAAATTGTCAGCTTAACTTCAGTCGTTAGGTCTTTGAAGTGATTCGCTCGAATACTAACGCCTTCCGCATTACTGCCAAGAAGAATCATTCTATCCTGGCCAGTGCCAAAGAAGTAATTGGAATGAACAGTTGTGCCCTTACAGGCGACAATAGTTAGCTCGGTAGGCGTACCACTGCCCCCGCCGTTATCGCCAAATAAGTTGCCTTGAACAACCGCCGCTTCAGTATATTTAATAGATCCTGAGGCATCCCCCGTAAGCAGTACAGCGCCCTGCAAATTCCTGTTAAAGCCGTTATATACAATGAATGGCTCTTCGCAGCGGTTGCAATAAACCCCATACCGGACGTTATCTGCGAACAGGTTGCCTTGTATGGTGTTGGTAGATGCTACTTGGTTAGACTCTACGCCGTCCCTGCCGTTTGAGGTAATCGTATTGCCTATTACTGTAACTAAGTTTGTGTTGGCGAGCGCTACAACGCCCGTCCTGCCATTTTTCGTAATTAAGCTATTGCTAACTCTTATGACATTACCCGCACCTTCTGTTGAGCTCTTACCAAGATGTATACCGTCTACGCCATGACCTTCTATCTTTAGATGGTCAAATACTGAAGGCGAAGGAAACCGAACGCTAATGTCATACCAACCAAGCGCATCTGCCCGTATACCACCACCCGATAGAGCATTGCCTGTAATAGATAGGTCTTTTATTGAAACCCCATAGGCGCGAATATCTTGGTCTGAGGAGGATATATGGATGGCATGACCTCCAGATGTATCGGAGTTGTATAGCTCGTCCTCCCATGTGTACCCGCTCAATTCAAAACCATCAATTGGAGCAGCAGCAACCAAACCAGAGTGCATATACCGGCCGCTAACTTTTAATTTTGAGCTGTTCGCTATTGCATAATCAATTGCTGCTTGTAGCGTGGTAGTGTTGTCGGTTCCCGTTGCTCCGTCCCAGTCTGGAATGCTGCCGAACATTTCAACGCTGACCTCGCCTTCGATATCTCGCTTCCATCGTGCGCCTCCAGCGGTAACGATAACAGTTGCGTTATTATCCGCCGTAGTGGTATCGCTAGCATCGAAATAAAACACGCCGCTACCAATGGCCGGTATCGTATGACCTAGCAAGCTAATCTGCTCACCATCAAACGTTGGCTCTGTAGCTCTCAGGGCTACAATGTCGGAAACCTGCGAGCCAGCCGAAGCTGTAACAGGGTCAGCTTCCCACTGTTGAACATCACTCGCATTATCAAGAGTGACTTTGTATCTGGCTCCACCAGGCATCCAAATATCACCAAACAACCCGTTGGCATCAGCAACAACCGGGTTTGAGTTGGCAATTGTTAGCGCTTCATTTGTGAATGTATCTTTGGGCGTATTGGTTCCCGTAATAAAGAACGAAAGTTTAGCCCCGGACGATGGCTTAATGCCGCTGCCTACATCTGCAAATGGTAGTACGAATCTTTGTGCCATTATTCTTCTTCCTGTTCAATGTTTGGTTCGGGCGCTTCGCCAGCCACGGCAGCGGCAGCGGCTATTGACGCTCTGCGCTCGGTGGCTATTTGGGCGGCCTGCCTAGCAATCTGAGTCTGAGGAATATCTGAAAGGTCGATATCTGACCTCATTAGCAATTCAGACAACTCCTGAGAGCTACGCTGGCCAGCCGGTGTATTCTCTAGGTATGATGCTGTAATCTTCTTCGCATCCTTGCCCGCACGAATCACTTTATCTGCAAACTCTGCATTCTTCGCGGTCATGCGCTGGGCTAGCTTTCGAGATACCTGCCCAACCAGGGGAACGATTACAGCGCCTGGAGCGCCGCCGACAGCGGCACCGGCACCAACACCCAGCGAACCGCCAATGATGTTTGTAGCGCCACCCTCTGAGAACCCAAGGCGGCCAATTAGCTTGGCGATGTTCTCTTTACGATCGCCGATTACCACCTTCTTCATGGCGCGGATCTCGTCAGGCTTGAACAGCTTGGCTTTGCGCTTATTGTTGAGGATGCTTCGGAACTGAGTACGAACGCCATTCTCGAAGCCGCTAGCCTGGAGCCTGGCTTTATCGAACGCTTCACCCAGCAACTCAGAGCGACGAGCACGCCCCCATAATTCGCGAGCAGCCTTGTAGCGCTTTCCAATCTCCTTAACTGACCCCTCTTTCCGCACGAATGCAGTAGGGCCAAGCTGATCTAGGAAGTTGTCTAATGTGTCGATCATGGCCGAGCCGATGGCCGCCTCAGCAGGCTCTATAGACTTGGCAGCAGACTGGGCAACCTTCCTTAGCGTGTCGATCTCGGTAAGCGTCACGGCATCACCTGAGCGCTCAGCAAATCGGTTCAGGGCTTGCGTAGCCTTTGGAGTGATCGTCTTGTCTATTCCAAGCTCTTTAGCTACCTTGGTCAGCTTTCCAATAACGCCCTGGAACGCCTTCGGCTGCATAGTTACGCCAAGCTGATCAATCTCTTTATAGACCGCGCGAGAGGTATCTTTAAGTTGCTCGATACTAGGCAGTGCGTCGTCAATCTCGCGTGCAATCTTAGCCTCAAGGCGGGCGCCTTTAACCTTCACCCCGGCCTTAATTCCACCCTTTGCCAGGCCTATACCAATAAGCTCTGTAGCGATGGTTGGAATGGTTGTGGCAGCCGCTGCAAGTGCTGGGCTATCGGTCGCCTCAAAAGTCGCATCACCCAATCCTGTTTCCGCCGCCTCTAAAGCACGACCAACAGGCTCAAGCGCGCCGCCAATAGCCCCGAGAGAGGCCCGACCTGCTTCTGTTCTTGGCTGGAATGTTAGAGCTTCCCTTGTC